TGATTGGGTCATGATTCGAAATCCTAGTAAGGTTAAGACCAAGGTTGGATTGACCCACAAGATGCAAGGAGTCTCCAACTACCTTAAGCGAGTGTACACGACCTGTTTGGGCGAGTTGTCATTAGCCAGAGGAACCCCTGTCATCCAACCCTACCTTGAGAGGTTGTTGTTTTTAACTCTCAGTCAGATGAACAAGAGATCCTCAAAGAGACCAATCCTAAACCAGGCTATTTCTGATAGCTACCGGCTGTCTGGGTGGCTCCCCTCTGACTGGAAGAGTGGACGCACCATTCCTATCAGTGTTGAGACGAGAACCAGCTTTGCCAAGGCCTTCGGCATATCAGTTGCCCATCAGATTCAATTGGAAGGTGAGATCAGCAGGTGGACAGCTGACTTCACGGCTCCATCCAGGGGTTGGCCCATCATGCATCCCTGGAACCTTACGGGGCCTGAGAAAGAGAGATGGTAGAATGGGGTTTGCCACCTTAAATCGCCCAAAACGCACAGCGTGCTAAACAAAATGCCAAGAGACTGCACGGGTGAGCCCGACGGGGTGGTGGCAGATGAACAGTCCGCGAGTTGGCGCGCATCCCATACACCATCAATATGACAAAACAAAAGAAAACCAAAGCCGCAGTCAAGTCTGCCAAAAAGAAGAATTCTGGGCAAATGATCCAAAGAAGGGTCCAGGTGCCTGCCGCAAATGGTAGTGTGCTTAGCCCGTCAAAGTTCTCGATGCAAACTGTTTCCGAAGGCGTGGTGAGGTTTCGTGGCCACGAGCTTTTAGGAGCCCTAGGTACCGTAGCCTTCTCAACCATCGCGGGCGTGTTCGACCTGAACCCGGCCTGTTGGCGCAACTCGAGGTTGTCTAGGATCGCTGCAACCTACGAGAAGTACCGCTACGACTCATTTACAATCAAGTACCATCCTACCGTTCCAACCATTGCTCCCAACGCGATCGCTACTTATGTGGAATTGGAGATCGAAGAAGACGTTGCCACTAATGTGACCGCTGCGTTGAACCACCAGTACTCAGCCATGGGTCCTGCTTGGGCACCGCATGAGGTCCATTACCGCCGGCCACCTCAAGACCCCAAGGCCTATTATTTGACTGACCGCGTAGTGGGCAACAGGAGCGACATGTCGCAGGGGAAGATTGTCTGTCTGTCCAATGCGGATGGCCCACAGGCGTTCGGATACGTTTCTATCGAGTATGATGTGGTGTTCATGTACCCCGAGCTGGAGCCTGGTTATCCAGGTGAGCAATATGTCCAGTCGTCTGCCACGATTCCGGTGTTGGCACCTGGCAGCAACATCATCACCAACCCCAACTGGAGCCACGTTGGAGCCCGTGTGGCGGAGGTTGTGTTGGAAGAGGTGCTCCCCGGTTGCTTCAACGCTGCGGGGGCGACTGTTGATTTTGCAATTGGGTCAGTCCTTTACACAGCGTGGGACGGCGTTGCATGGTTGCTCTATCAAAACCTGGAGCAGGCCCTTTCTCTGGTGAACCCAATCAGAACCACGGCGGGTCTAGCAGGGACAACACTGAATTACTTCGTGCGCAAGTTGACTAACGGAATTCCTTAAAATCTCAAAAGCATTGTGGCAGAGCACATGGGATAGTGTTCGGGCTTCACGACCCCGCCACCTTCGAGTGACCGAAAGTGCCCTAACAGGTGGTTTTCCTGAGGGGCAGCCGGGATTGACGCCCCGGGGTTCTAAGACAGTCAGGCACTGGGATCTGGTGCGAGTGGGTGGACGAAACGAGGGGCAGTGTGCTAATGGGGTAAGGACAGTTTATGGCGTAAGAATAGTGCGTCGCCCAAAAGGGGCATTCTGTCCGGCAGGCTACCCACCGTTTCGTCGTCGCTAACTGAGCCAGTTGACCAGGGACGCAAGTCCAACCCGACCCATGCCGAGGGGTGTCCAGAAAGCCGAAGTGGGTGGGATCCACCTAGGTGCGACCTGATCGCGGTTTGAGCTGCCAAGCGAAAGCGTTCCCATCTTGGGATGGGAGGGGCCGGCAGCAGCCGAAGAAAGGAAACTAAGAGGCTCAGAAATGAGTTGAGAAG